ACTCCTGTATCGGCAGGGGGTGATATTGCAGGTGAAGTAACAATCAAAGCGACAGGTATCATTGATGGTGGCGTTATTGATATATATACGGAGGTGGTTTAAATGGCATACAGTGTAAATAATTATCATGTTTTTACGGCGGCGGGTCTGGCGGCTGATGATACGGACGATCAAATTTATACAAAAATAGCAGTGTGGTTAAACAGTCTGCTATCAGATATTGGAACAGCGGAGGTATTTGATGTAAGCGATACTTTAAAGGCTGTAAGGTTTGTGTTTAATGATGTCAGGGCAGGGATTTGTTTCGGTAATCTTATGACAACTGCTCCTGAAAGATATTTGGCGGGATATATTTATAGCAGCGATGCAACAACTTTATCAGTAAGTGCAACATTTACCGGACATAGTATAACAAACATAGAAACAGTATACTTATTTGTAGCACAAAATGAGAACGATTGTATGCTTCACCTATACACGACAGAAAATGTGGCAAGAAATGCTACAGTGTATCATTTGAAGTGCACAGACAGCAATAATATATCAAAAAATATTGCATTTGCTGCAGCATATCCGGCAAACAGTACAATACCTTATTATACCATACAAGCAGGTATTGAAAGTATTTGCAGAATTTATAACGAATCAATGACTAATAATCTTATTAAGAATCTTGCAATAGGAAATCAAACACTGCTGACTAAATTTATCATGCCTTATACGGATTGCATACCTGAAGGGGCATATCTTTTAACGGGCAATGCTCCTACGGAAAGGACGATTTTTGAGTTAAACGGCAGCAAATTTGTTGTTCCGGATATATTTGATGGCAGACTTATAATAGCACTTAAATTAGAGTAAGGGAGGGATTTATATGAGCAGTAAAACAACAAATTATAATATGACTTTGCCTGCACAGGACGAATATTATAATGTAGATATTTTTAACGATAACTATACAATAATAGATGAGGTAATACATACTCATGAAAGTGACGGCAATAATCCCCATGGTGTAACAAAGGAACAGGTAGGGCTTGGAAATGCGGATAATACTGCGGATTTAGAAAAGCCAATATCTAATGCCGTACAGGAGGCTCTGGATAATATTACCTCTAAAATTAGCGGGGGAGTTACCATATATACGGTTAATGCGGATACCTTTGCAGGCGGATATACTATGAACGGTAAGCCCTATAAGGAGATATATACCTGCTCACACAGAATTGTTTATCTGGGTTTATTGCAGGGATACGGTACTGTGTATAAGGAATTTGCGCAGGAGTGTGGACTTAGTATGTACAATGCCTCCGCAACACAGGGCGCCATAGGCATACAGGTTGATGATACCGAGCTGCTGACAGGCGATATTAAGCTGGTTATTGTTGATTTGGGAAAATATGAGGGCGGTACAGGGTCCGACAGCATTATAATAAGTGATTTGTAAATATACGGAGGTGCTTAATATGGATACTAAAATTGAGGTTATCAAGCTTGCAATAGGGGGACTTGCAACAGCCGCCCTTAAATATCTGGGAGCAAACTATAAAATTGTCATTTTACTTATATGCTTTATGGCTGTGGATACGGTTTTAGGCTGGCTTGGAGCAGCTAAAAACGGCACATGGAAAAGTAAAAATGCAAGGTGGGGAGCTGTAGGCAAGCTGGTGGAGCTGATTATAATTGCCCTTATGTATCTTTGCGAATGGGCGTTTGCCATTGACTGGCTGATAAGTACGGTAACGCTGTACTTTTTGCTTTGCGAGGGTGCAAGTATTGTTGAAAATATCGTGAATTATCATCTTAACGAAAATATCCCTGAGGGACTGGTTGAGGTGCTAGGTAAGGCAAAGAACAGCTTTGTAGGTATCATAATTAAGAAAATCAAGGGAATTTTTGAGGAGGATAAGGATGAGTAGAGATATAACAATGTGTCACCCACGACTACAGACGTTGGCACAAAGGCTTGTAACAGAGGGCAAAAAGCAGGGATTTATAATTAAAATCGGCGAGTGTTTTCGCTCTGTGGCTGAACAGGACGCATTATACGCTCAGGGCAGAACAAAT